GGGAAGTTCATGTTGCCTTGGGGGTCTTGAAGCGGAGTGTTGTCGGGAAGATATCGCGCGCGGTAGGTGTGCCTTCGAACTCTCCCTCGCCCACGGCGATCAGCATCTTTGCCATGGCGACAGAGCGCAGGCTATCCGGCGCTTCAGTAGGTGTTTTGGGCTTATCCGATCCGCCCTTGGCGCCATAAACGTCGATTTTGTGTGCTGCGCCCATGCTTTTCTCCAGGCAATAAAAAACCGCCTCATGGGCGGCTGCGGTGCTGCAAGTGATAATTACATGCGATCTTCTGCGTAGATCTCAGCGCTGATAATCGCGCCACCCCACCGGCGCTCGCCGATGCAGAGCGGTACCGGGTTACCGGATGCCGTGGTGTTCTTGGCGCTACCGAAGGCGTAGCCGGGGGTGTTCTCGGGCGCTGCGCTGGTCTTCAGGCCGCCGGCTTGGGGGCTGAGCATCTGGATAACACCGCCCAGCACCATCGATCCACCCATCATGATCAGAGCTGAACCGAAAGGTGCGCCGGCGCCGAAGGTGCCACCGGTGATGACAAGGCCGACAACAATCAGCACAGCACCGATGATGGTCTGCAACGCCCCGCCGCGCTTACTGCCGGTGACGATCGGAGCAATTCGAATATCGCCGCCACCCGCAAACCCGAGCTCCTTTTCTGCCAGGTTCGTCTTACCTCGGAATACGGCAAACTCAATCCCCCGCGATTTGGCGTTCGATAGGAAGCGTTCAAATCCGGGGATCTGCACACACAGCGCCTTGATCGCCTCTGCTGGTGAATTCACAGCCATGCGGAAGGACCGGCCAAACTGTCGAAGTTGACCGTAAAGCAAGATCGTGGTAATGGGCTGATAATTGATAGCGAGTGCTGCCATTAACTTTTCTCCGGGCAATAAAAAAGCCCGCCGAAGCGAGCCTTTGGTGAAGTGGTGCTGACTATAGACAGCCTTGCAGCGCAGCCAATCGCTTATTCGCAATCCAGTTTCCGACCACCACGTAATACTTCGCTTCGGCCCCCGAGCCTTTAGGCTGGATGTCAACGAAGTACTGGGATCCCTCGGTGAACACGGTGTAACCGGTATCGCGGCCAGGCTGAAGGGTTGCGCCAGGCGTACCACCGAAGATTGGCTGGTTCTGCCATTCGTACTGGACACATTTAGCCAGCGCGGCGTCCGTTTTGCTGGAAGTGAGAACCTTGTACGGGCCAGATTGGCGGGCCTCGTTCATGGTTGGCGCCATACATCCCGCCAGCATCGCCACCGCTACAGCCGCTATCAAAATTCGCATGTCGTTCCCTCTTTGGTTTGGCTGGACTGCAGCATTGAGAGTCTGCATAGCAAAAACCTGTTATAAGCTAGCTTGTTGACCGCCGCTTAATAATCCTTGTAATACATTTTTGACGTTTCATTACCGATAGCCAAAGGGCCAAGCGCATTAGTCCAAAAAGAGTATTTTCGCTCATCGTTGATTTGAAGGTAACAAGTAACATACCCGTCCTCTCTCAAAAGCTCTTCAAGCTTTCTCGCAGCAATTGTACCCATGCCCATACTTCGGTTTTCTGGTGTGACAAAAAACCTGTAGATTTCGCAAGTACTCTCATCTGACGTGATTGTAGAAAAACCGATATAGCTTCCGGCGTGCTCGATTAAAACGCAGGCTTCGTCGCGCGTAGAATTACGATCAAAAATCCGGTGAAACTCGCTCTTAGGATCTGTTGCGAGTAATCCTAAGGCAATCACTTCAGCCAAGGCAGGCTCAAGGCACACTAGTTTTATCATAATCGATATACCGTCTTGAAAGACGTCACTATAAAAGCATCCTGGCCAAGCATCCAGCGTGGATGGAATGCCAGTAACGCCGACACCCATTCAGATAGTAGCCTCCTGCCCTGACGCAAATCATAGGAGCTCAGGGAATGACGAACCTATCCGCAGAAGAATTTGAGCAACTGATGTCCATGCTGCTCAACATGCAAAGCCAGATTACCGGCCTGACAACGACCGTAAGAGCGCTTATAGAGTCGCATCCGGATCGCGAGTCCGTTGACCGAATACTGGCGCGCCAACACCTACGTTTGGAGGCTGTGCTGGGAGCGTCCACTGCTCCCGATCCAACAATTTCCACGATTCTCTCTCTGCTTGACGATATGCGAACAATCGCGCGGAGAGGCCCTGAAGGTTCGTAATGGGCGCATCTACCCGAGTTCTTTCCATAACCCTCTCCTGCGATCCCGCCTCATGATATGGTTGATTGTGAATCTTTATGCCTGAGGATCAGACGTGTGCGGTCATGCCAGGGGCCGCCGTACACGATGATCTCGGAAGGTCTCCCATACAGGTGGTGCAGCAGGAAAGGTCCGGGGCCGAAAGCGCCCGACTCTTCGCCAGGCAATGCCGAATCTGAGCCGAGATAGATCCCTGCATGGTTCGGGTGGACCGTTCTACCTACGTGCATAACGATCATGTCACCGCGCTGGGGCCGGTCGACGCGTACAAACCCGGCAGCCTCGTAGTGCTGCTCATAAAGGCTGGCGTTCTCTGCACTCTCCCACCAGCCATCGGTGCGCTGGAATGCTTCAAACTCCAGACCCCATTCCCGCTTATACCAATCTGCGCAAACCTGCCAGCAATCCCAGGCCCCATGCACAAACGGGCGCTTGAGCAGCGGCGTGCTGCCCGTGGGCGTGATCGTGCGCATGTCGCCCTCGGGCCAGGACAGAATGTGCCAGGGCAAGGCCGTGGCCTCGCACATGGCCAAGTCATGCGGTGACGGCCTACTGGTGGCGTCCGGGTGCGAGTGGACAATGCCGATCACCTCGCCGAGGTCTTCGGCCGCGGCGTAGTCGTCGGGATCGAGCCGGAACTCTTCGCTTGGCTCAGTGGCGATGTTCGTGCACGGGAAGTACTTCTGCTTGCGCCCGATGGCCAGCAGCAGGCCGCAACACTCTTTCGGATACTGGGCCGCCGCGTGCACCTGGATAGCCGCGATGATGTGCTTGCGCATGATCAGCTCCGGGCAATGAGGGAAACGGCGGGGAACCCACCGAAGGACAGTTCGTTGTTCTCGCCGAAGCGCAGTTTGCAGGACGACAAACAGCCCTTGCACTGGTCCAGGGCTGGATCGTCGGTTGGGTTGTCCTCGTCGTCGAACATGGCCGCGCCGGTATAGCCGCAGTCCGGCCCCCGGTAACCATTGGTCATAGCCCAGTGGCAGAACGTCGTCATTTGGCGCCCTGGCAGCCCGTGGTTGTCGATCTCGCCCGGGGAGGACAGCTCCCAGACCACCGCCTCGCCGTCCTCGCTGGTTTTCTGGTCGATGTACCAGATCTCCAGCGCCTCCTGGGTTGGGTTGGCAGTTGGATTGCCGTCAGGGAAGTTTGCCGCATCCAAGTACTGGGCCAGCGTCTCGCGAACCGTCAGCTTGAACTTGAGCATGTCCTCGAAGGCCAGGCACAGCGCCGTGACGCGCCCGTTGACGTTGCCGGCGGCGAAGGTCGGCCGAGAGGCGGTGCCGTCGCTGCTCGAGGAAATACCCTCAATCTGCACCGGCCAGGCTGCGTACTCCTGCCCCTGCCAGATAATAGACTTGGCGGGCAGGTCCTCTTCGGAGCCCTCGTAGGCCAGCAATTCCTCTGGCGTATGCGGGATGGCGTGACCGTGGAAGCGCAGGTAATCGGCGCCGTATTCCGTCCCGTCAATTTCGAACAGGCGAATCTCGCCGCCGGGCTCCAGCTTCTGGATGTCCGTGATCAGTGCCATGGGGGGTTATCTCAGGGATGAAAGGTTTGCTGGAAGGTCGCGGTGATGGCGTAGACCTGGCCACCGCGGTGCACTGGCTTGTAGCCGTTGCACTTGTAGAGCCCAAGCACGCCGAGAGGTGGCGTCCAGAGAAACGCCTTTGCCCCTTTGTGCTTGTCGAGGAACTTCCTGATCTCCAGGATTCGCGCGGCCATACCAGTAAACGTCACCCGCCAGGATTCCGACTGATTGTTCAGTCCGTCCTCGACCGTCTGCTCATAGCCATCGCCAAACTTTTTGGCCCGGACGCGCTGGGTGATATCACCCTCCGCGCCCTTCTCCGTTGCCCAGATGAATCGCTCGATAGCCATCATCGCCCCTTGATTGCATTGTTGATGACGCCGCCCTGGCGCATATCCTTAGAGCGCAGCTCCTGATATTTCTGCTCCACGAAAGTCGCCAGCTCCTTGCCGAACAGGTCGTAGCCAGGTGCGTCGGCGGTGGACGATGCATTGCCATCGCCATCGATGTGCACCTCGACATTGATCTGCGTTCCGCCAGCCCCACCGCCGCCCATGGCCATAATCCCAAGCTTGCCGCTCGACGTCCGGGTCAGGGGCATAATTGCCTCCTCCCCAGCCTCGCCCATGACGCCGGTCTTGCCATTGGCCATGCCGAACGCTGTGGGCTTGCTGACGATGGAGTTCGTGAAGGCGCCGCCATCGGCAAACAGCTGCACACCGCCCGACCAGGCGCCGCCCTTCGCTTGCGGGAAATACGTGCTGGAATAACCGTCTGCAGATGCACCGAGGTTTGACGAATTCGCCCCTGCTGAACCGGCAGCCAACCCATTTCCACCACCGCCGCCACTGAAGTAGCTGAGGCCAGCACCAAACAGGCTGCTGAGCAAAGCTGAACTTGCCTGCCGGGTGGCAATGCGCGCCATGTCGGCGAGTATTGATTTAGCGAAGTCAGCAAACGACAGCTTCCCAGTCATGGCGAAGTTGACGACTGCATCCTCCATGGAGCTGAAAGCGTTACCGAACAGCGTCTTAGTCTGGCCAGCAATGTTCCTCGCCGAATCCAGATAATTCGCCCAAGCCGACGTAGCACCATTGGTCCAGTCGCCCTGAGCGGCCTCAACGTCCGCATAGTTTTGCCGGATCTGGTCGGTAGCCGCCTTGTTCGCGTCAGCGAGCGCCTGCGACTTCCGCTTGAACTCCTCTTCCGACATGTTGCGCGACGGGTCGGACTTTTGGTTGTCGAGTTCCAGCGACTGCTGAGCAAACCGGTCTTGCTGGCTATTGAGTTCGCCGCTGAGCGCGTTCTGACGATCGCCCTGCCCCACGCCGAGCACTGCGCGCTGGCCTGCCAGTTCCAAAGCCCGCTGTTGCTGCCTCAACGCCTGCACGTAAGTGCTGATCGCCCGCTCCTGTTTGGCAAGGCGGCCAGTCTCGTTGGTAGCCAGCACTTCAAGCTGACTGTCGGCATCCTTCTGCGCCTTGACCATCCCTGCGCGCGCATCAGCGATCTTCTGGTCCAGCTGGATGCTTTGCGCGGCCGACGTGGTCTTCTTGCCCTTGGCGGCTTCCAGCGCGGCAATCTCAGCTTGGTAGGCTGCCGTCGTTTGGTCGAGTTGGTTGCCGATCAGCGCCTGGCGCCGCAGCAGATAGTCTTCCTCAGACAGCAGGCCGGCCTTCTGCGACGCTTCCAGTTCCTTCTGGTAGTTCTTGTAGGTGTCGGTGATCGCCGCCAGGTTGTTCTTGGCGTTGTTGAAGCCGGTCAAGTCGACTTGGGTGCCAGCCGCTTTCGGGTCCTTGTTCTTCTCGGCGATGTTGGCCAGGCCTTTGGCGACAGCCGCAGGGGTGACGTTCTCGTCGTTCGGGTTGGCTTTCCGCAGCGCCTCAACGTCGCGCAGGTACTCCTTCTGCAGCTTGTTGCGCTTCTCTAAAGGCGTGAGATTTGCGTCGTTCTGAGCTTTCAGGCGAATAGCCGCCTCAAGACCTGCCTTCTGAGTCTCACCCTCAAGCTGATGAGCAGATCCAATCGCCCGTTCGGTATCCAGTTGCTGCTTGCGGAATGTCAGCTCCTGCTCAATGTCCGCGATGCGCTGCTTGGCGTCGCCGTCCTCGAAACCAGTGCCCACCGTCGATTTCAGATAAGCGAGCTTCTGAGTCAGATCAGTGATCTGCTTTTGAGCGCTCTCTGCACGGCCGATATTACTCAGCGCGTCCAGGGTCTTTTTGGTCTCGTCGCCGACACCTTTCCACGCCCGCTCCCACAAACTTAGGTTCTGGATGATCTGGCTAGATCGGTCTTTGATCGTGTCTGCGTAGGTGTCGGTCAGCAGCTTGGTAGCGCCGATCGTGTCGCCCTGCTCCTTCAGCGCAACGATCTGCGAGTAAACCGAAGCTGTCAGGAAGTGGTATTGGTCGTTCAGCGACTTGGCGGCAGCTACCGGGTCGTCTGCGATCTTCACAAACTCGGCGATGGTTGAATCGACTGACTTTCCGGTCGCCTTCTCCATCTCCAGTGCTGCTTCGGTGATCTCCTGGAAGCTGCCGCTCGCGATCTTGCCCGATCCAGCCAATTGGGCCAGAGCCGAGGCAGCCGCGCCAGTGGTGCCCACGGTTGCACTGACCTGACGCGCTACGTCGGCGAGCTGGCCAGCGCTTGTACCTGCGTAATTTCCGGTCAGGATCAGCGATTTGTTGTAGTTGTCCTGCTCCTCGCTGCCCTTGTAGTAGGCATATGCGAGGCCGCCAACAGCAGCCGTTGCAAGCGCCATCGGCCCCAGGATTGCAAGCAACCCGGCGGCGCCTGCTCCAGCGCCGGCACCTAGTTGAGCAACCGCACGCACACCGCTACCCCAGTCGCCCGAGGAGAGAGCATTGCCCAACTGCACTACGTTTTCCTGCGCCTGGCGGGTGCCGAGGCGAAGTTTGTCGAAACCGGTGGTGGTCTTTTCGAGCTTGGCGTAGTCCTTGTCGATCTTGCTCAAGGCAGCGTTGTACTGATCCTGGTTGATGCGGCCGGCGTCCAGGTGTTTGCCCAGTTGCTCGACCTGCGTATCTAGCTTCGCCAGTGCAGCACGGGCCGGGTCGATAGCACCCAGAAGGCTGTTCAGGGCCTTTTGCTCGTCCATGGCGGACTTGGCCAGGGCCACCTGCTGCTTGTCGAGCTGCGCCGAGATCTTCGCTGCCTCGGCCTCACCGTAGGCGCCGATCTTGGTCAGCCTGGCGAGTGCGTCACGCTGCTTCGCTAGGTCCTGCGTGGTTTTGGCGCTGGTAGACAGCGACTTTTCCAGGGCCTGCATTTCGCTCATGAGTGAAACGGCGGACTGCTCGGCCCGGCCGCCGGCCTTCGCCATTTCATCCAGGCTCGTTTTTGCTTGGATTGCATCGGCCGAGTCGATCTTGACGCCGAGTTCTGCAATGTTCATCGACTCACCTTGAATAAGTGCCCTTGGTTACGGGCTGTTTTCCCTTTCCTCCGCCATGACGCGCAGGGCTTCGCCTTCCAGCACCTGAAGGTCAGGGAAGATTTCAGCGAGTTTCTTTTTCTTGATGCCGAGGAACCCGGCCACGTCGCGGATGCAGGTGTAGTCGAGGCCGATCGCGCCACCGGCACCCGCCCGCCACTGAGTCGACATCCGGTTGAACAGGAAGAACGCCGGCCAGTTGCAGGGCCAGACCTCGGTCACATCTTCAAGGTCACCCGGGGTGAGCCCGAACAGGCCCATCAACTCAGCAGGTGCCGCCGGCGCGTAGAGTGCGCGGGCGGCGTCCGTCAGTTTCCCAAGCGGGCCTGATTGAATGCGCTCTGGTAGGCATTCACGACCGCTTCAGCAGCGCCCTGGCAGGATGTCACCAGCGCCCGAATGCTCTTGTCGTCGAACTTGTCGTCGAAGCCCCAGCCGACTACCAGGTCCTTGATCTGCTGCGACTGCTGCTCAGTGTCAGCAGCAACGATTTCGGAAAGCGTTGGGCTTTCACCCAGGGAGGTCCGAGCTTCATCGCGCTTCAGGTTCCACTCATCAAACAGAGCGGCAAGCCCCGGGCGATCCCGATACTTGAAGGTGAACTCGATTTTCTCGGGCTCACCCCCAACGATCGGGATCGACACGAAGGCCTTGAACGTCGGGTTTTGGGCGATTCTGATCTTTGCCATGGGTTACGCCACCGCAGTCAGGTAACGGGTCGGCTCGGCCTGCAAGGCCAGGTTGACGGTGCGCGTCAACAGGTTGTTGCGGGAGACTGCCGGCTGCTTGGAGAACGACGTGTAGGTGCCGTACAGCAGGGTGTCATTGCCGGGCAGGTTGAGCCGCGCTGCTTCAATCTGCTTGCCGGCGTCAGCTTTCAGCAGAACGCTGTTGAATGCCTGCGCCGGGTCGTCAGCGATGGTCAGCACCATGCTTGCCGCCGATTTATCGGTGGGGATCTGTTTGCCCTGGTCATCCTCGAGGAACACCACATCCAAGTAGTTCTGTTCGCCGCCGGAGAAGGCAACGTCGGAGATCTGCGGGATCTGCACCCAGGTCAGCACTTTGCGCATAGTTCCTGCACCGCCTGCTGCCGGGAAAACCTGAGTATCGGTGGTGTCGATACCTTCCAGGGTGATCGCTGTTGCGGTTGCCGCCTTCACGCGTACAACCTTGCTATCCAACTTGCTCCAGCCGGACGTGAGCAGAACGATATCGCCGGCGGCAATGGTGCCGCCGACTACGGTAGCCACCGCCTCGCTCGCATTGCTGATGGCGGCGAACGCCAGTGCCGCGCCGTAGGTTGCGGCGTGCTGGAAGGTGCCGCCGTTCGGGAGTTTGTAGCCCATGGGTATTTCCTCTTTGCAGATATGAAAAAACCCGCTCAATGTCGGGTTTGTGGGTTTGCCCAATGGGCGGGATCAGTTGGTGTCGGCTCGGTATAAGAAAGAAACCGGGACGGTGTAGGTGGAATCGCCGGTGATGCCGGGGCCTGGATCGACTGGCGACATGGTTACCACGGTGACCGAGCCCTTCGTGTCCCTGGCGTATAGCGGGAACAGATCGGTCAGCTCAGCTGTTATAGGGTTCGTCTTGGTCTTACCGGTGCCCGTCGGCGCGATGATGCTCACTTGGAACACGCCGGTGAACAGCCGGTGATCACCGCCGAGTGTGTTGCTCGCGGTGTCGCCCGGGATTGTGAAAGCCCGCAGGTAGGTCTCGCCCGCCATCGGTGTGTAGGCCGTGTTCTCGAAGACGATCTTCAACTTCTCCGACCTGGCAGCGTTCCAGGCGATGAGCTTGGCCTCGTAGATTGAAGCGATGATTGCGTGACTCATACCTGGTTGTTCCTGATGGCCTCCAGCACGATCTGCTGGAAGCGAGCCACGGTTACCCGAACCATGCCGCCGGGGGCCTGGGTGGAATGACCGAACTCCAGCGGAATCGCATAGGGCAAGTTGTTGATGATGTAGGCCATCTGGCCGGCGGTGAAGTCGCTCATTGCTGCGACCAGCGCCGCGGTAGTCTCGGCGCCGCTCGGGTCTACCTCGTCAAAGGTGACGTTCTCGACCACGCCGAGCGATATGTGCCAGTTCGCCCGGAACCGGCCACCGACGTAGCCTTCTGGTGCCTTGATGTCCATGCCGTCGTTGAGCTTGCGGCCTTTCTTCAGCCTACCGCCCTTCGTGAGGTTAGCCGGATCACTGCGCAGCGCGCTGTTGTGATCGTCGACGGCCTTGTTGTACTGGGTGGCCACTGCGTTCTGCGCCCAGATCTCCGGGTTACCCACGGGAGACATGCGGATCAGGCCGCTTCCGACCTCGATGATGATTTCACGCACGCTGGCATCGATGGCTTCGCTGGTCTGGGCGGCGAACTCGGCCAGGCTCAGGGCGAAGCTGCCGGATTGAGTCGCCATTTCATTTCCTCAGTTGCGCCGTCCACGTCGCATCAGCCGGGTCGGCGGACAAGTTCATCACCCGCAACCCGTTGACGATATCGCCAATAGCCGGGGCAGCCGGTACCGCCGTCGGAACGCCAGCCTCCGATACGAACAGCTCGTTTTGCAGCACCAGCAGCTTCTTGTCGCTGGTCTGGATGAGGGAGCCGTCTATTTCTTTGGACAGGTAGCTGCCAAGAACGCCGCGCCCCGAGTACGTCACGGTGATCTCCGGCGTTTCGCCGCCCAGATCGGGGTCATACTCGCCAGCGACCTTGCGCACGCCTGTCACCGGCTTGACCGCATCGGCCAGGCCATCGGGATCATCGAACGCCTCGGCCAATTCGGCCTGGATCTCTTCACGCATGCCCACGGTCAGATCCTCTTCAGCATCATCACGCCGGAGCGCTTGATCCACGGCTCCAGTAAGGCCAGGGCGAAGTTCACGCCCGCCGACTGATCGGTAGAGCCCGCCACGTAGGTCTTGCTCACCGATGTGCCGGGCTGAGCCGAGACCGTCTTGCTCTGCACTTCCTTCTGCGTGGCCGTGTACAACTTGCCCGCCGCCGCCTCTTTGGCAACCTGGGCGCCGGCTGTTTTGATCTCGGCCGGGACCGGATCGGGAACAGGCCGCTTAATCTTGGCCGTGAGCCAGGCATTGGCCATGGTCACAGCAAGGACCGGATCACCGGTGCCAGCCCAGTCAGGACCCAGCGAGGCATCAACATCGGCAACGGTGATGAAGTCGGTCATGTGCTTGTCCTTATTCCGCTGGCACCAAGGCCTGCAGGTCTTCTTTCCTGGCGGTCGCGTCGAAGGTAATGCCCTTCGCGCTCAGCCACTCTTTCAGCTCGGGGACCTTCATTTTGAGAGGGTCGGTTTCAGGTGCTTCCTGCTCCTTGCCGTCGGAAACCTTGATGCCGGCGGCCTGGTAAGCATCGAAGATATCCGGTGCATCGCCATCAACGACCACCTCGGTCGCGGAGCCGATAACGCCGAAAAACTCGCTCAGCAGGCGGTAGCACACGCCGCGCTCTTTGCCCGGCTTGTCCGTGTAGATCACTTTCATGAGTCACCTCAAAAGCATCCCGGCGCCATAAGGGCGCCAGGCTGTGTGGGCCGGATTACGGCGTGGTGGTACCGCTGATCACAGCGGCGAACGGGACCTGCTTGCGGCTGAACACACGCTGCCAGTTCCCAGCGGCGGCGTACTGAGTCGCGGTCGGGCTAAGGTTCTGAGCCTCGGAGCCCTTCCAGCTGAATCCGGCAGGCTGGAGGATGTAGGTCTTCCGCTCCCACAGCACTTCGGCACCGCCGCCGTTGCCACCGCCCGGCTTACGCTCGAGTTCTACCGGCACCTTCGGCGTGCCTTCGCCGTAGCCGAAAGCCCCCTGACCGAAGAACACGGACAGGTACTTGCCCGCGCCGTAGACCAGAGCGTCGTCCATGAAGACTGGCTTGCCGAGGTAGGTGGCCAGGATGATCTTGCCGTCGGAGTCGCGCAGGTACTCGATGAGGTCCTGCTTGACCATCTGGTTCATCACCACCGAGTGCACGCCGATCGCGCCGAACTGGTCGGCTGCGTCGCCGGCCGTAAAAGCGGCATCCTGGAAGGCATTCGCGCTGATGGTCGCGCCCGCGTCGATGACCATGTCACCGCCGTTGTTCGCGATGTTCGAGGCGATGATGCCGCGAGCCGCGCCCAGGGTGTAACGCTGCCACTGGCGGGTCCAGTAGGTGCCGAAGCGGTTGCGGATCTGCTGCTGAGGCTCGCTGTTCGCAAGTTCAGCGGTCAGGTCAGTCACGCCGTAGCCTTTGTTGAGGTACAGAACTCGGGCGCGCATGCTGTCTTGGGTGACTTTGCCGACTTCACCCTGGTCGTTCGGGTCGTCGTTGCTGATGTTCGGAGCTTCATCAGCGTTGAGATCCTGCC